TAATTAATCAAATGAAACAAGCTGAAATATTATAGGATTACACTATGTTAGATGAACAGGCCGCACAAGAAAAATCAGAAGTACCAAAAAGCGATACCCTGCTAGATCAAGCACAACCAACTTTAGAAGCTGGAGAGTATTTTCTTTCTGATGGCATTAAAGGCACAGGTGACACACCAGAGTGGTTAAACACTGAGAAGTATAAGTCTGTTGCTGAACAAGCTAAAGGATATGCTGAGTTATCCAAAAGGTTTGGTGGATTTAAAGGCGCACCTAAAGATGGTTATACACTACCTGAAGGTATTGAATCAGACGATGCTTTATATCAAGAGCTAGAAGCGTTTGCTACTAAGACTAATATGAACGGTGATGCTTTCCAAGAAGCGTGGGAACTACTGTCAACACAAGGTGAAGTGGCAGAAGAATACAATCAAGAAGTCGAGTTAAGTAAGCTAGGTGACAATGCTCAAGAACGAATTAAGACTGTTGAAGGGTTTATGAAAAACAACCTTGACGCAGATACTTACGAGCAAGCTAGAGGATTGGTTACTAATGCCGACACTATTGAGCTTGTTGAGTTACTTGTTAGAGCTACTGCACCTGCTAAGTTACCAAGTGAGGGTGGTCACAATCCTGAAGGTTTATCTAAAGAGGCTATTGAAGCAGAGATGTTTAGAAAGGATGAAAACGGTAATTTACTACGAAGTGTAAACCCAGAGCATGATGCTAAAATTAAGAGAATGTGGGAAGCATGGGGCGGCAACCAGTAGTCATTTGATTTCTATAGGGTAAAAGGTGTATAATCCGTACACTGGATACCCTTTTCCCAAAGGCCCAGTAAATTTAGGTTGAATGCTGACCAATTTACTGGGTACTCAGCTTAAACCTTGAAAAACTTTTTTAATTACTCTTTTTCGAGGAACTTCTTATGAGTAAGACTCTATCATCTGTTGCAGTCACAGAATTTGACTCAATGGTAAAACATGCCTATCAAGGCGTTGGGCTATTAAAGCCCGCTGTTACTATCCGTAACAACGTAGTCGGTGACACTTACAAATTCCGTCGTATGGGCAAAGGCCTAGCTAACCAGAAGTCTACTTCTGATTTGGTTACTCCTATGAACGTAGCGCACGAATTTAAAACTGCTACTCTTAGCAACTGGAATGCTCCAGAGTACACCGATATCTTTGACCAAGCAGACGTAAACTTCGACGAGAAGCAAGAGCTTGCAAGCACTATCGCGGCCGCTATTGGTCGTCGTTGTGACCAGCTTGTTATTGATGCAATGGATGCGTCTAATCCAGATGCTACTGATATTGCCGCTGGAACTACTGGCCTAACCATGTCTAAGGTTATTCAAGCGCAAGTTGCTTTGCGTGGACAGAATGTACAAAACCAAAACCTTTACGCTGTTGTAAATGCGGCTGGTCTTCGTGGCCTTTTGAATGATGAGTTAGCTACATCTTCTGACTATCAAACAATTAAAGCTCTTGTTTCTGGTGACATTAACAGTCTAGCTGGATTCCAGTTTATTATTCTTGGTGATCGTACTGAGGGTGGATTGACACTTTCAGCCGCTAATACTGTTGACTCTTGGTTCTTCCAGCGTGATGCTGTTGGCCTTGCTATTGGTATTGACATGAAGACTTCTGTAGATTATGTTCCTGAGCGAACTTCATATCTATGTAACGGTATGCTTAAAGCAGGTTCTGTTGTTCGTGACAACGGTGGTCTGGTTAAAGTTTTGTATAAAGATAACGTATAAGGAGAATCATCATGGCTTTTGCAAGATCAGGTTTATGCCGCATTGGCGGTTCAGGAAATGGCGGAAGCACTTGGCAGTATTCTACTGCTGATGCTAAAGCCGCTATTGTTACATCAGGATACATGAATGCCGCTTATGATGAAGTAGCTTTGGGAGACGTAATCACTTGTGTTACTTCTACTACCCCACCTACAGCTTTCGTCACTTATGTTAAGGTTCGTGCGTCTGCCGTTGTAGCACTAGCTGGCGGTTTAGTAATCACCGCATAAAGTAAGTAGTAAAGTAAAACGTCTGGGGGGTTCGCCCCCCTTTCTTACAATTCTAAGGTAGCATTATGGCCGAGAAAATAAAGTTAATTTCTAACGCTTTAATATTGATTGGCGATCTGCCAGTTACATCTTTAAGTGGTAACTCTCGCGCAGAAACTGTTGCTAATAATCTGTATGACAACATTGTACAGAATGAAATTTCTAAATACCGGTGGGGCTTTGCAACACGACGAGCGCAACTAGCTCTGACTGCTGAAGTGCCTATAGGTAACGAATACCAAAATTCTTTTCAATTACCTCCCGATCTTCTTGTGCTTACAAAAATTGATTCCTCTGCGAATTATAAAATGTATGGCGATAAGATACACATGAATAGCACTGGCCCTGTTTATGCAGAGTACGTTGCAAATGTGCGTGAAGGTGATTGGCCTGTTTATTTCGCCAAGATGATTGAGTATGCTTTAGCAATGGACTTTGCTCCGTCTATTAGAGACAGTGCGGCTTCTATGGATGCTAACGCTAGACAATACCTCAATGCTTCTCGCATGGCTAGATTTACAGATTCCCAACAATACCCTGTAGAGCCTTTAAGAAGTAGACCTTTTATTGACGTAAGGCGGTAAGCATGGGTACATCAAAGTTTCTGCAAAGTTCTTTTGTAAGCGGAGAGCTATCACCCCTGCTCAAAGGACGCGTAGACCTCGATCAATACTATCAGGGTATGCAGACTGCTGAGAACGTCTTAATCGTGCCTCAAGGTGGATTAAAGCGCAGAGCAGGATCAGAGCACGTTGCAGTGGCCCTTAAAGAGCTTGTACACTTCTCTAACACTTCTTATGCCCCAACTATGCCTAGATACGCTCCGTCAGGAGGAGATCCAGCACCTTCTAAAATTAACGACTTAGATTCTACTACTAAAATTACTACTACAACCCCAGTACAACTTCTTGGAACAACTGGGCAACCTGATTACGTTATTGCTCAATACAATTTAAGTGCTACTGGGGTTGCTACTAATATACAATTTGTAGACATTAAAGGATTGTATACTGCTGGCAGTGTTGCATGTACGTTGTTAATACAAACATCTACTGATGGTTCTACATGGACACTTCAGCGCTCATTTACTGTGTCTAAAGATTCAGTAAATCCAACGTCATTTAGGTATAGAGTTGAGAAAATTATAGCCACTCCTTATGTTCGTTTAGTAAGAAGCGGAGACACGGGAAGTTTAGGTACTCAGAAGTTTACCATAAATCAGTTTAATGTTTACACGACTAACACCACTGCTGTAGTTGTTAAGACTTTTGACTTTAGTATTGAGACTGATCGACATTATCTTTGTTTGCTTACTGCTGGAAACATGGCGGTTTACCGATCCCCTCACGCTGGAAGCAATACAACTACTTATGTAGCTGACATTCCTGTACCTTACTCTGCTACCTCAGTATCAAGTGTGCGTGACGTGCAGACTGAAAATGTTATGCTTATGTTCCACGAGGACTATCCTCCACAAAGAATTATTAATAATGGATTGAGTAACTACGATTCATTTGCTCTTGATGACATTCCGTTTCTTAATGTGCCTCAGTATGACTATGATGATTCACAAAGTCCTGCTGAAACAAATTATGTAACTACAATGACGCTAGGTCATTTTGATGCAGGCGATAGATTTCAAATTGATGTAGAAGGTGTGCTAAGTAAAAATATTACATTCACTCAAAGCCCAACTTCAACTGCCGCAAACATAGAGCGCAATTTACAAGAAATGCCAATATTTGGCGATACAGGCATATTAGTTACAGGCACTCAGGGCAGTCCTAATTCTACATTTACTATTACTGTTTCTGGCGAGTCTACACAACCGTTTGAGTTGTGGTCAGGGTTTGCAACATCAGATGCTAACGCTAGTGGCTCTAACATTAATACAGTAGGTTTTGCTTTAAACACACAAGGGGTAGCAAGAAAAGAAGACGTATGGTCTGCTACTCGCGGATACCCTAAAACAGCCGCATTCTATGCAGGAAGGTTATGGTTAGGTGGCACAAAGTCTAAACTACAAAGCCTGTTTGCATCTAGGTCTGGATCGTTTTTTGATTTCTACACAGAAGAAGGTGATGCTGATGAAGGCATATTTACTACCATATCTTCTAGGAATCTAACGGAAATTCTTGATATTAATCCTGATCGTGGATTACAGGTGTTTACTGGTGGTGCAGAGTTTCTTGTGCAAGGCTCTACTCCTGCTGACATTGCTATTGTTGCTCAAACACAGCATGGTGCTTCTAACCTTGAAGTAAAGTCTATTGACGGTGCTACATTATTTATAGATCAAAACGGTAAGACATTGCGATCTTATTTATATAACTACAATGAAGACGCATATAACAGTACGGACATTTCTGTACTGTCTTCTCAGTTAATTAACAACCCTAAAGATGTAGCGGCTTTAACTGGTACGCAATCAGAAGATTCAAACTGGGTATTTATTATTAATGAAGGTGGTACTGGTGCAATTTTAAACACTTTACGATCTCAGGATATTAATGGTTTTACCAAATGGATTTATGGCGATAACTCACTGGATATTCCACAGCAACTTGTATCAATATCTGTTGTTGGTAATGAGCTTTATATTGTTAGCTTGCTTGCAGGAACCACATCTTATTATTGGGTAGATCGTTGGAGCTTTGATTACTTGCTTGATGCTGGAGTTAAAATAACAAATCAATCTAATACAACTGTACAGCTTGGTACTAATCACTTAGATAGTTTGACTGTTAGCGTATCTGCACGACCAAACTCAAATCCTACTGGAGATTACTATACGTTACCTAGTCGCGCTGTAACGGCTGGAAGTTCAGGTAGCAATGGAACGATTACTTTAACTGCTAATGAGTTATCAGCAGGAAATCTTGATTTACAAATAGGATTAAACTTTGTACCCAAAATAGTGCCTATGCCGTTAAACACTAACTCTCAGTCTATTGCTGGTCAGAACCAGATGCGCGAAAAGAAAATTAGCAACATGAACATAAGGGTGTACAAGAGTGCTGGCGTTTGCATTGATGGCAATCCTACATCTATACGAGAGTTTGGCAGTGGAGTTAATAGTCCATTAGGTACGTCCTTTATTTCTAAAACTGGTATTATACAGAATAACAATGGCGGTAATGGTTGGGGCGTAGAGGTTGTGCCAGAGATTACAGTACCTGATGCTACACCATTCCATATCCAAGCAATCGAATATGAGGTACAGTCTTCTTGAATGAGCTAAGAACTCAGGACGACATAGTAAAGCTACAGACATTAATGCTTAAAGGCGATACACTAGAGTTAGAAGTAAAACATCATTTTAGTGAAGGGCTGTATGCAAGAGAGTTGTTTATACCGGCTGGTGTTTGTTTAGTAGGAGCGTTACACAAGACTACACACTTATACATGGTAGTAAAGGGTAAGTGTAAAGTGTCTAGCCAGTTTGGTAATTTAGAAATTGAAGCACCGTTTATGGGCGAGACTATTCCACAAACTAAGCGTGTTATATACGCTGAAACAGATTGTGTTTGGATTACATACCACCCTACACATTTAACTGATATTGAAGAGATAGAAAAGGCTTTATTAGAGCCAGAATGCTAAAGATGATTGATGATCACGAGACGTTTAAAAAAGAATACAAGATTACTGATGAATTAGAAAAGTTAGTATTAGACATAACCAGTGATTTAAATTTGTCTGACATACAGGGAGTTAAGCTAAGTAACTCTGATATTCATGGCTTAGGTGTTTTTGCAGAAAGTTTTAAAAAGGATAAGATTATTGGTTACGCTAGGCTAGATGGAAATCGTACTATACTAGGAAGGTACACTAATCATGCTAAAAGTTATAATGCAAAACCATTTAAGAACGGCAATAATATAATACTATATGCTATTAAAGATATATATCAAGAAGAGATAACTGTGGATTATAGAGATATGATTAACATTAATAATGAGTTAAAGGTGATGTTATGAGTTGGGTAGTAGTAGCGGCATTAGCGGTAAGCACAGCGGCAAGTTCTTATGGACAAATTCAAGCTGGTAAAATTCAACAGAGCGAATTTGAGCGCCAAGCTGAAGAAGAAAAGATTGCGGCTGAAGGTCGAGAGCTACAGCGTAAACAAGAGCTTAATAAGGTTCTTGCGGCTAATGCGGTTAGTGCGTCTATGTCTGGTGTAACTGGAGAGGGAACTCCTGCTAGTATTGCTCTTGAAAGTGCAAAACAAATTGGCACTAGTGAAGGTATGATTAATCTATCTGACAAGTTAAAACGCGCACAGTTACGTAGACAGGGTGCTAATGCTAGAGCTATGGGTAACATAGAGGCAACTTCTACATTGCTAAAAGGTAGTGTTAGCGTTGCTCAGGCTATGCCAGAATAGACATTTATTTAAAAGAATAAGGGTAAGAATAATGGCTTTAAAACCCATAAGTTATTACGGCAAGTTTCAACCTACTGGCGTAGATCAGTCTGGCGCAAAACGTATGCAAGCTCTAGCAGGGTTAGGAGAGACTGTAGGCGGTATGGCTGAACAGTTTGGTATTGCCAAGGCTGAAGAAGCTAAGATTGAAGCTAAGGAAGCTCAACAAATTGCCGCTAAAGAAGCCACAAAATTAACTGCCGCACAACTTGCTAATCGTAAAACAGATGGAATAAAAAACATAGAGCAATTTGCAATAGATTTTGCAGAAGACCCTGACGGTTTTAAAGACGCGTTTGCAGTGTATGAAAAAGCCGCAATTGACAGCGCACCAGTAGATATAAGGCCAGCCCTTAAATTATCTTTTGCTTCAAGATTTACCTCTAATTATGCAACAATTAATTCTGCGTTTTTAAAAAAGTCTGAAAAAGAAAGCAATAAAATTTTAGATGATTCTATTAGCGCGTCTACTGTAGATTTAGAAAAGTACGTTCGATCTGGAGACTCTGACGGTGTTGCTCAAAACCTTCCAGATGCAATTGCTATGATAAATGCAAGAGGAGAAAATGATCCTTTATATAACAAAGATGAAGAAATAAATAAATTAAATAACGCTCTTTATGAACAAGGCGCGTTAAAAACGCTTGATGACATAGTTGAAACGGATGGTTTTGTTGCGGCTATGACAGCCCTAGAAGACTTTCAAGATAGGCCATTGCCTAAAGGATATTCGCAAGATGACCTTAGAGCGTTTACTCGTTCGGCTCAAGAAGATTTATCTCGACAAAAAGCAAGGTTAAACGCGGCAACTACTCAAATATCAAAAGAAGCTACAAAAGCTGTAAATAATTTTACAGATGCTATTGGATTAGGATTTTCAGTAAGTCCAGAAGAAACATCTCGCGTGCAGGGTTTAGTAACTACTCCAGAGCAACAAGATAAAATTAATGTTGCTCAAGAAATTGCGGCTTTTTCTGTTATGCCTGCTGAATCAAGAAAACAAATAATAGCAAGCTTGCAAACAGGTCAGTTATCAGATGTACAAACGTACAAGCAAATGATAGCTAAAAACGATTCTTTGACTGCGCTTGCTAAAAAAGACGGATATGCTTTAGGTGTTAAACAAGACTTAATTCAAGAAGTTCCTTTTGACATAAGTGATCCCAATTCATATTTGCAAAGAGAAGAACAGGCTCAAATGTTATCCGATCATTATGGTGTTCCTGTACCACCTTTAAATGATGGTGAAGCTACAACTTTGGCTCTTGCAGTTAATCAAATGGATGCTAGTGAGAAAACAGAGTTAGCTAATTCTTTTAGTCCTAGCTCAAATATCTTTGCTCAACTTGACGAAAAAGGTCAGGGTCTATTTGCTTTTGCCTCGTCTATTGGCGATGAAACAGTTATGAAAGAAATCTTTTTAGGCCAAGATATTGTAAACGAAGGTACGCAAGGAAAACTTGCTGAAGGATACAAAGACATTTTTAATGAAGAAGTTGGGAATTCGTTACCAGCAGGGGCCACTCGTCAAGTTTTAGATGCGGCTATAGCTCTTGAAGCGTACAATAAAGAACTATCTAATAAGAGTTCTTTTAAAGATGCTATACAAAGAGCTTCTGGCGGCATCAAAGAAATTAATAACCATAAAGTATTACTTCCTAGAGGCGTTGATAAAAATACTTTTGAAGATTACATAGATGATTTTACTCCAGAAAATGTTAAAAGTTTTGGCGGTATTTTAAATCATACTCCTGAACAGGCGGCAAGGGCTGTAAGCAACGGACGTATTATTTCTTTAGGCAGTAATAGATACGGAGTAATGATAGGCAAAGACAAAGATGTTACAGCAACGATTCCTAACAATAATCCTTTGTTAAAGCCGAAACCGTTTATATTCAGTTATGGACAACCTGAAATGACTGAGCAAAAAATGCCCTCTATGAATGATGAAGTGTCTACATATTCTGTAGAAGAAGAGTCGGCAAAATTTGCAAAAGATAGGTCTGCTACTGGCGCATTAGACAAATTGTTGCGTATGAATCCTGCCGTTCCGAGAGATTTTTAATGAGCTTTATTTCTAACAAAGACAATAAAGAAATGCTAGATCAGTTAATGAGTTTTGCGGAACCTATGGAGCCTGAATCTACCTTTACAGAAATGTATAAGGCATCTACTCGTCTTTTTATTAACGAAAACCTTTCTTATTCTGCCTCATTAAACGATCAAAATTACGAAGATCGAAATCAAAAAGTAAGAGATCTTGTAGAAAATAACACTATTGATAAATCACAATATCAAAACTATAGAGGTGAATTTGACTACGATAGAATAGCCGCTGACACTGGAGAAATTAAAACTAATCTTGAATTGTTTATTGAAAGAAATGAATCATTAAAAATTGCGCGAGAAGAAACTCAACGAATTATGGAGGCTGGTTCAGGCGCATCTAAACTAGCGGCAAGTATGCTTGGGCCTATGTCGGCTTCTTTTTTAGAGCCTGCTGTATTAGCAACTATACCTTTTTCTGTATCTGGAACTGCTCTTAAAGGTCTAGGTACTTTAGCAAGCGCATTAAAGGTTGCAAAGACTGAGGTGGCTCTTGCGGCTGGAGCCGAGACTTTTATACAACCATTAGTGTTTGCTCATAAACACACTATTAATTCTCCGTATGAGGTTGAAGATGCTTTTATGGCTATTGGAACTGTAGCTATTGGCGCTGGAATTCTTGGAGGCGGAGTAGGTGGTTTATCCGGTTATTTAAGAAATGTTAGGGAAAAAACTGCTCCTATTATTAAAGAATCACAAGGTAATAAATTTAAAGATCAAAGTGTGCCTTACGATGAATCTATTGATGTTGATGCAAGTGTAGCAAAGACTGTTAATACTCCAGAAGATGAAGCATTAGAAATACTGGCAAGAGTAGAAAATGAATTAAACTCGAAAAAAACAGCTAGACCTAACGACATTTTAACCGCTGAATACAGCAAATATAAGCAAGGTGAATATAAAACGCTTATAGAAACAAAAGAAGCAACTATTAAAAGTTTACAAAAAAACATTAACGCAGAAATTAAAAACAATGAAACTTGGGTTAGGCGAATTGCTAAACAAGGAGGTTTAAATAAAGCTCGCTGGAAAGAAGAAGGGTTTGACATTGCCGATATGAATGCATTGGGTAAAGGCACAACTCCAATGTTTAGAAAAAATGGAGGAATGGCTCCTCAAGATGTTTCTGAAAGTTTTAGAGAGCTTGGTATCGACATGGATGATAACATGGCTCTTGATTTTATTGATGATATTGTTCGCAATCCGTCAAAAGCTGTTGATGAAATAAAAGACGAATACATACAAGGATTAAAATCAAGGCTATTTGATTTAGAATCTTCTGATAATGATGTGTTAGAAGAGTTGTACCATAAAGCTATTGAGATAGACATTGAAGACGATATTCAAATATTAAGAGAGTCGCAAGCAGAATTAGATAAGTTTAATACTTCTATGTATGAAGAGTATATTGATGAACTTCCTACACCAAAAACACCTAATGCTTCGGTTACATCACAACAACAAGCTATTTTAGATGAAATAGGAATTGCAAAGTTTTATGATGATGATATTGCCGCATTTAATGCTCTTGCAGAACGACAAGTATTAGATAATTTTGACGAGATTGTTGATGGGGATATCCTTATGAAACAACTTGACGATGAAATTGAAGGACTAGAATCAGTAACGAGGTGTGCAATTGGCTAAGTCTCCAACAGATCAAGCAAAATTAAATGCTGGCATTGAAAGTGTGTCGAGCAAAACAGTTAAACAGCCAAAGGCTACTCAACCTAAAGTTAAAAATGTTGACCCTGTTCAAACTGCTTACACTCGGTGTGTAGATGTAGCTGTACAAGCTGGAAAAATAACTACTCAAATGGGCCAGCAGATATTAAGGTCTTCTGAACCAGATGTAACAATTTCTAATCTTGTTAGGGGTAAAAGTCGAGAAAGAAGAAATGCCGCCATTAATGCTGTTAGATTAGCTGGAGCTTGGGATCAAATTAGTGCGCATGGGGTTTCTAAATACGATGGATTATTATCGTTAATGCGTAGAGATCCTACTCGCCAAGCTAAAGACAATAGCATAGAAGGTATTTCAGATATCTATAAAGGAAAATATCATTCCAAAATAGGTGAATTTTTAAGTGAGTTTAGAACTAGAAACCTTGGTTTTACTCAAGACAAAAAAGGCTTGCAAGATTTTGTTAGAGCTAGGTATGGAGAAAAAGAAATTAGTGCGGAAATAAAAGAATTTTCCAAAGCGTATGGCAATCTTAGAAATACAATGGTTGACAACTTTAATAAAGTTGGTGGTAGCATTAACAAAAATGCAGATGCAATATTGCCGCAAGTACATGACCAAAAAGCTATGGTAAAAGCTACAGGCCCTGAATGGATGGAGTTTGTTAAAGGTCTTAAATATGAAATTAGAAACAAAGATACGGCAGAACCAATTAATCCTATAATGAATGACACTGCCCTTAATTCAATTTTTGACTCTATTACAACAAATGGATTAAACAAATTACGTGATTTTGAGCCACAAAGAAAAGGTTCTAGGCTTGCAGATAAAGGATCAAATCAAAGAGTTTTGTATTTTAAAGATGCTGAATCATGGCTTGCGTATAATGATAGGTTTGGCAAATCGGATGTTTTTACGTTAGTTACTGACGACATTGAAAGCATGGCTGGTGACACTGCATTAATGCAAGTTTTGGGAACCAACCCTGAACGTATGTTTAATTCATTATTAACTCAAATTAAAAAAGAAGAGCCTTTAAAAAAACTGCAAACTGAAAAGCAAGCAAAAGCAATTTATGACGTTGCATCAGGAAATATTAATGCAGGAGAATTTACTACTGCGGCTGATTTTATGCAGTCTACACGAAACATAATTACTTCGGCTTTTTTGTATAAGGCTTTTTTATCTTCATTTTCTGATTTAGCAACAATTAAAATTTCAGCAAAATTAAATGATTTAGACTCTTTTAAAATATTTAACCGGCAACTGAAATTAATGATGCCAACTAAAGACAAAGAAGAAATGAGAAAGTTTGGCGTTAAGCTAGGTTTGTTAGCTAATCAAATGATAGATAGGGCGGCAGGAGGAAATAGACATGCTGACATATATGGAACAGGATTAAGTACAAAGCTATCCACTGGAATGTTGCGAGGAACTTTTCTTACTCCGTTTACTGAATCTGGAAGAGGTGCGTTTGGCATGGAATACTTTGCCTCTCTTGCCGATGATTTTGTTAAAACATTTGACGAATTAAGCCCTGCAAGAAAAGAGATATTTGCAACATATAATATTACTCCTGAAGATTGGAATGCATTTAGATCAACTACTCCATTAGATTACAAAGGAGTTAAATTTGCTAATGCTGTAGAAAACAAAGGAGAAAAGTTTTTAAGAGTTGTATTGTCAGAAAGAGATGATGCAGTAATTACTGCGGGATTTGGAGTTCAGGCGCTTACTACAGGTGGGTATGCTAGAGGAAGTATAGAAGGACAGTTTGTGCGAGGCGCAACTCAATTTTCATCTTTTTCTTTACAGACCACTATGTACAATCACAGAAAAGGTTTTGCAAAAAAAGGATTAACTAAAGCTGAATATTTTGGCAAGTATTTAGTTTACACTACTGTTCTTGGCGGCATAGCTTTGCAAGCTAAAGATATTGAAGCTGGCAGAGAACCAAGAGCTATGAACAACATTGAATTTCTTACAGCGGCTTTTATGCAAGGAGGCGGCGGAGGTTTTTTGGTTGATTTAGCATCTAGAGTTTCTAATCAAAATAGATACGGTAATAGTGGATCAGGCGGCCCTCAAGAATCTTTATTTAAAGACATGGCTGATTTGTCTGTTGGTAATATTAGAGAGTTAGCATCAGGAGAAGAAACTAAATTTGATTCTGAACTTTTAGAAAATCTTTTTAAATATTCTCCTAATGCATGGCAAGTGTCTATTATTAAAAGATCGTTTCTTGATGAATTGCGAATAATGCTTGATCCTTCTTATGAAAATAATCTTAATAAAATTATGAGACAAAAAGAAACTGAGTACGATACAGAATATTTTTGGAAGCGTGGCGAGATGTTACCAGAAGCATTACAAGATAACTAAAAAGCATCGAGTGATTTATAACGCTAAAAATAGTATAATTGGCACAATTAAAATAGGAAAAGATAATGACATTAGCGGCCGCTACAACTAGAGACGATTATGTAGCCACAAGTGGGCAAACGGTATTTCCTTATACCTTTACTGCGCTAGTTGATAGTGACGTTGACGTATTAAAGAACGGCATTGCTTTAACTTTAGGCGCAGGAAATGATTACACAATCAGTGGAATAGGTGCAGGATCAGGCAATGTAACTTTAAATGTAGGCGCGACTACTGGTGACAAGATAGCTATCTACTTAGACATGCCTATTGCTCGTACAACTAACTACCAAAACAGTGGTGCTTTTCTAGCCTTAGATGTTAATGGCGACATGAATAAAGCCTACCTTGCCATGCAACAGATAACAACAGACATGCAAGCGGCTATAAGGCGACCTGAAGCCGATCCTGCTACAATTGGTATGGAACTACCAGTGGCCGCTGATCGCGCTAAGAAGCTCTTAGGATTCGATTCTACTGGTGCTGTTGAGCCAGTTAGTTACTTAAAAGCGCAAGAAGTAACCATTCTTACTGTCGATACATTTACAGGTAATGGATCTACTAAAGCATTTACATTAACTGACGCGCCAGTAACAGCTACATTATTGCAGATTACTATAGATGGCCTTATGCAAGCTGTTAGTTCTTACAGTCTATCTGGTTTAGTAGTTACTTTTTCTCAAGCACCTCCATTTAATGCTTTTATTGAAGTTAGAAAGTTTTTAAAAAACACTGATGTAATTGGCGACATTACTGCTGTTATTGCTGGTACAGGTTTGTCAGGTGGCGGTACTGAAGGAAATGTGACGCTTAGTATTTCTAACGATGGTGTTGGTGCAGATCAACTAGCTTCTAATGCAGTAGTAACGGCTTCAATAACAGATAACGCAGTAACAGCGGCTAAGATAGCAAGCAATGCAGTAACTACAGCCAAAATAGCAGACTCTAATGTAACTACAGCTAAGATAGCAAGCGGTGCAGTAACAGCGGCTAAGATAGCTTCAGTACCTATTACAGTAGGTATTACGTCTGTTGTTACAAGTGCAAGTGTTACGGCTACAGTTAACACGCACGTTTATGTTAGCGCGGCTACTAAGACTATTACACTTCCTGCATCTCCTGCTATTGGGCAGAGAGTCTTGATTACTGTCGGTAACTTTACTGACACAGTAGTAGGCAGAAACGGATCAAAGATAATGAGCAGTGCTTCTGACTTTACAATGGATGCCGCTTACCTCTCAATTCAATTCATTTTTACAGACGCAACACAAGGGTGGGTGATGTCATGAGTAATTTTACAGATTTTATAAGTTCTGGTGGTGGTGGTGGAACTCTGTACACCATTCCAATAACCAAATCAGCAACATGGACACCGCCTTATAATGGCACTGCCGTCATCCACTGCATAGGCGCAGGAGGTGGTGGAGCCTCTGACGGAGGTGGGGGGTATTGTAGCGCAGGAGCCGCAGGAGGCTACTCTCGTAAATCAGTTACTCTTTCAACAGGCACTAACTGGACTATGGTTGTAGGTGCTGGTGGGGCAGGAGGAAATAATTCTGGGAACGGAGTATCTGGAGGCAACACTACGGCAACTGATAGTTCATCAAGTCTTACTGCTAACGGAGGAGCGGCTGGGTTAACAAATTCTGTAGGAGCGCCCATAGGAGGCTCTGCTTCAGGTGGCGACATAAATAATACCGGAGGCGCAGGAGGTAGCAATGGAAATATGTGTACTGGTGGCGCTGTTGGTGTTTTAGGAACTGGTATGGCAGGAACAGGTGCTATGTCTGTTGATGCCGCGGCTTATGGATATGGTGGACATTCTGATGTCCAAAGCCCACAATTTGAGAATACAAACGGTGAGTTGCGCGGTGGCGGCAGGGGCGGAAAAACTCAATATGGTAATAGTATTCCTTCAATAGTAAATAGTGACGGTGGTTTTTTAGCAGGAGGAGGTGCCGCGTGGGGTGTTTCAGACACTAGACCCGCGTTTGCTGGTGATGGGGGAATTGGTGGCGGTGGTGGAACGTCTAATGGCGCACAATTTTCTGCCATACAAATTCAGAATGCGGGTAGTGGCGGTAACGGCTTAATTATTGTCATGTATACGGCTATAGGGTAAGGAGAATACTATGAAATATAATATTTTAGATGCCGCTGATGGCAATGTAATTAACACTATTCTCGCTGACGCTGAGTTTGTTGAAGCTAACTTTGAACACTATGAGGAGTGGGTTGCACCTACACCTGTAAAGCCTACAGCAGAAGAGACTGCTCAACAATGGAGAGATTCAGAACTATCTGCTACTGATTACATAGTGCCTTTGTCTGATCATCCACAGCGCGATGATTATATATTGTATAGAGAAAGCCTTAGACAGTGGCCCTCTACAGACTCATTCCCTGCTACACGACCGGAGCTATAAACATGGCTTTAACAAAATCACACAATAGAATGACAGCAGGTTCTAACATCAATGCTACAGACTACAATGCTGTTGCTGACGGTACTACTGATGATACTACAGCAATACAAGCCGCAATTAATTCAACGTATGGTGATGAAGTAAGCACTGGTAATACTATTGATTTTGGTCGCGGGGTATTTAAGACAAGTGCCACTATTAGTATTAACAACAGCGCCCAGACTTTTAACGTAGACAACATTACTTTGCAAGGTGCAGGAAGGCAGAGTACTGTTATTAATGCTGATTCCGCTACATCAGGATCAGGTATTGAGTTGGTCAAGGGTATCTTTAACCATGTGTCTGACTTAACGGTATTGAACGCTACGACTTCAGGTATTAATTTAGAGTCTGTAAGTAATACATTTGCTTCTAATCGTAACAGCTTTGACAAGGTGCAAGTTAAGCATAGCGGTACTGACGGATTTGCCTTTGAAAGATCGTACTTAGGTAAAGTTTCTGGATGTAACTCAGAAGAGAATGCGCTTAATGGTTTCTATCACAACTTTGAAATCCATACTTCGTGGATGATGGATCAAAACTACGGTAGATTAAATGGTACGCCTAGCACTGTAGTAAATACAATTACTGCATCAGGTGGGCAAACAGTCTTTGCTTACACGTTCCCTACTACAGCGAATGGCGATATTGTTGTATACAATTCTACGCTGAATCCAGCATTAAATACCCCATTGGTACAAGGCGTTGATTACAACGTAAATTCTTTAAGTGCTTCTGGCGGTAACATAACTTTAACCTCTGGCGCTACCGCTGGCAACGAGTTTCAGATAACAACAAAGTTTTATGCTGGAGCAGGATTTAAAAGTGATTTCAACGTGTACTCTGCTTATGTAGCTAACGCGGCTGATGAAAATAGATACGGCTACCACATATTAGGAAATCGTGGCGTGTCGTTTGTGTCTAACGGTGCTGAGTTTAATGCTCGTTCTGGCTTTTTCTTTGAGTCAGGATCTAGTTATGAAATTAACTGGGTTACTGGCATGGGTAATACTTGTGGTGGGAACAACAAACAGAACTCTGGATTTGCAAATCACACTCATGTTAAAGCGGCTAACAACATTACAAACTTTGTTGTTCAAAAACAACCAGTGTCTTTTGCTACAGGCATCGCTAACACTTACGACTTTATATCGACAGGTCAGGGCGCTAAGTTAGTCCTTGAAGATCCATTGATGCAAAACTCAGGCGCTAGAGCGTTTGATAGTGGATTCATACAGACTAATTACACTGCCCCTAAGTTGATATACAGCAAAGCATTTAGCGCATCTACAGCAGAAACACTGACTGCGTTAAACAGTTCGCTAGGAACTAGCAATGATTTTTCAGGTGAGCTTTTAGTTACTGCCTACAACTCTGCCTTTGGCACAACAGGAGGCATTGGTACTGCCACTTACAAGTTGTTGATTAGCAAATCCACTGCTGGTGAGCAAGTAGTCGAGATTGCTAAATTAGGTTTAGTAACAGGATCATCCGCGAGTCATCCATCGTTTGTTTTTACTGTAGCTTCAGGAAATCTTGTAGCAACTCCTGTAAGTACAACTGCTAGTGCGCCACCAAGTAACAGCATTACTGCAACAGGTGGGCAAACAGTTTTTCCTTACACGTTCCTAGCTAACGCGGCATCTGACATTAAAGTTACAAAAAACGGAACATTGTTAACATCTGGATACACTGTAGACGGTCTTGGAACTGCTGGCGGTAATGTGACATTGGCTTCTGGCGCTTCTGCTAGCGACGCCATTGTAATCACTGGCTCTACTTATTTCTGGTTTGCGCTAGAAAAAGTTGGCGGCAACTTTATTTTTAATTAAGGAATCATTATGAGTTTTGCACAAGAAAATTTAAAGCCTATAGGTGGTTCTGCTGACGGTAAAACTACGTGGGAATACATAACAACTAGTATCCCTGATGAAGTAGCTAACACAGCTAATTATTTTGGAAGCGCATTTAACACGCTGTCAGTAGATGATACGTTGTTTATTAAATCAACAACATTAATTAAAGGTGTAAGCGCACTTATCACTCATAGCGACAACTCAGAAGTTCAGCTTGGTTCTGTCGCAGAAATAACTATTTAACGAGGTATTTATGGACAAACTAAAACAATTCTGGCGTAGCAGGTCAAACAGATGGCAAGTCTTTGGAATAACCTTAGCGGCTTTACAGGTCTACGTTCTACAGTTTAACCTGTCTGCTGAAACTATTATGCTTGCTAGTACCTTGTTCGGAATGGGTGCTATCTTTTTCCGCTATCAAACTACTCAGGCTATGTCAGCTAAATAACTTTTAAATTCTAGGAATTGATATGGCAACGGTAAAGGAAGCATTGCTAAAATTAGAAGCTCACGAACGTGAATGTGCAGTAAGAATGCAAAACATTGATAAGCGTTTAGAAGAAGGCTCAGTTCGTTTTAGAAAATCAGAGATGATGTTGTGGGGCATGTACCCTTTAATTATTGGCCTGTTTGTTATTGAGAAAGGATTGCTGTGAGTATTTTTCAAAAGCTATTAGGCTCTGGTGACATTGTAAGTAAGGGCATTGAGTTAATAGACAGTTTTCATACGTCTGAAACAGAATCCATTGAGGCTAAGACAAAAGCTAAGACTGATCTGCTTGAGAGCTACGCACCATTTAAAGTAGCGCAACGATACCTTGCCTTGATCTTTGGCTTTACCTTTGTATCCTCTTACGTATTAGTATTAGTCTTGTTCTTTCTTGGTAGAGACATTGCTGAGGTGCAAGAGATTATTAATGCGTTTAAAATAGATTGGATTATGTTGACCATTGTAGGCTTTTACTTTGGTGGCGGTGCGTTTGAAGGTGTAATTGGAAAGAAAAAGAAATGAGATACTTTAAACTGTCAGACTTTGATTGTCAGGAAACAGGAAACAATGAAATGTCAGAAGAGTTCCTTGAGAAACTGGACGATCTTAGGCATGAGTGTGGCTTCCCATTCATTATTACCAGTGGTTACAGGGATCCAAGCCATAGCATTGAGGCAAGAAAGGCAAAAGCAGGAACCCATGCCCAAGGAATTGCTAGTGACATACGAATCAATAACGGTAACGAAGCCTACGAGATCATTAAGAACGCGCAGTCAATGGGATTTAATGGTATAGGATTAGCTAAGACATTCGTCCATGTAGACACTAGAAAGGGAATGCCTGTTATCTGGAGCTATTAACTCAGCAAACTTTTAGCAGTCTTCTTTGATTGCTTGAATGCTTTGTTTGTAGGTGCGCCCTTAGACCCAGCCTTACGCATCTTTTCACCAGAACCAGCCGCTATTCTTTTCTTCTTAGCGTGTATGTTAGCGTATAAACCTTTCATTATTTCTTCAACATAGATTTCTTTTTAGCCAATTTTCTTTTCTTAATTTCAGCTTGAGTTGCTTTGAATTTCTTAATTTCATCTGGCGTATATCTTTCTTCTAAAGTCTTTTTGGTTAGGCCAAAATTTTTGTAAGGCTGTCGTTTTTTTGCTAATGCAAGTTTTTTAGCTAATGCTTCTTTGCGAGCTTTAGCTTCTTTGGCGCGTTTTTTTGCGGCCTCTTTATTTGCTTCAACTTGTTTTTTTGATCTTAAAGGAGGTATAGCCATAATTAAGTACTCTTTATATTTAATTAGTTAGTATTTTTATTTCTTCAACATAGATTTTTTCTTGCCTTTATGTTTAGCACCTTTCATAACGCTACCATCTGGCATGACATGAGTTTTCTTTGGCCGACCAGCTTTACTACCGTATGTACCTTTACCTTGTGGCATTGTATTCTCCTACCATTTTGATTTATTAGCCCAGTATGCCGCAGACATTACGCCTTTGGCAATGTTTTTAGCGTGACGAGCTTTGAATGATTTGCGTCTAG